ATTTAAAGAACCTGTAAACGGACATAAGTACGTAATGGGTGTCGATGTATCAAGAGGTGACTCTGAGGACTTCTCGTGTATCCAAATCATCGATTTTGATGAAAGGGAACAAGTATTAGAATATGTAGCCAAAGTTCCACCAGATGTATTGGCAGAAATTGCGTATAAGTGGGGAACAATGTATAACGCTTATTGTGTTATTGATATCACAGGTGGTATGGGTATATCTACCGCAAGAAAACTACAAGAATTAAGTTATCAGGGTGGTCTATATGTGGACAATGTTGATACAAGTAATAAATGGAAGTGGGACCCAAAGATTAATGATAGAATACCAGGAATTAACTTTAACTCAAAAAGGGTTCAGATTATATCTGCATTTGAAGAAAACGTAAGACACGGATTCAAAGTATATTCAAACAGATTATACAATGAAATGAATACGTTTATTTATATTAACGGAAGACCTGACCACCAAAAAGGTCACCACGATGACTGTATCATGGGTGTATCTATGGCATTATATGTTGCGGAAAAATCATTCCAATCATTAGAAAAGGTTACAAATCACACAAAGGCGATGATTAACTCATGGGCAACCACAGTTAATGAGAATAAAAACTCATCAGAATTCTTTAATCCAATGGTTCCTCAAATGGGTAGAGGTAATGGGTTGGGTAATCACGGTGAAGCAACTAAAGCTGATTACCAAAAGTATGGATGGTTATTTGGAGTTAAATAAGTATTTATATTATCAAAGTAATTAGTAAAATTAGATATGAGTGAACAAAATCTAACGGTCTGGCAGAGGCTGTCCCAAACATTTGGTCCTAATTCGTTATTGAAACAGGATTATCCAACTTTTAAGTTTGATAAAAAAGAACTTCTGCGTACAACAAATCGTGATGATTATGAACGTGAAAAACTTCAGGCACAACAAACATTTTATTTAACTAATCAATGGGCTAAAGTTGAAAACAACTTATATTCCCAAGCGATTTATTATGAACCATCACGTTTATCTGCCCAATACGATTATGAATCAATGGAATATACTCCTGAGATTTCTGCGGCGTTGGATATCTATTCTGAAGAATCTACAACAACAAACGAAGATGGATTTATCCTTCAGATTTATTCAGAGTCAAAACGTATTAAGTCCGTATTAGCCGATTTATTTAACAACAATTTAGATATTAACACCAACTTACCAATGTGGACAAGAAACACTTGTAAGTATGGAGATAACTTTGTTTACCTTAAATTGGACCCTGAAAAAGGTATCATTGGTTGTCAACAATTACCAACAATTGAAATTGAACGTCATGAGGTTGGGGTTGCTGCCAAAATTACTGTTGATATTACACAAGAAAAAGACGAGAACAAAAAAGCTCTCCACTTTACTTGGAAGAACAGAAATATGGAATTTCAATCATGGGAGATTGCCCACTTTAGATTATTGGGAGATGATAGAAAACTTCCTTATGGTACATCTATGTTGGAAAAGGCAAGACGTATTTGGAAACAGTTATTGTTATCTGAAGACGCGATGTTAATCTATCGTACATCAAGAGCACCTGAAAGAAGAATGTTTAAAGTATTTGTGGGTAACATGAATGATGATGACGTTGAGGCATACGTAAACCGTGTTGCTAACAAATTCAAAAGAGAACAAATTGTAGATTCTAAAACAGGTAACGTGGACATGAGATTCAATCAAATGGCGGTTGACCAAGATTACTTTATTCCTGTTCGCGACCCCGCAGCACCAGACCCAATTACAACATTACCTGGGGCAACAAACTTATCAGAGATTGCCGATATTGAATACATTCAAAAGAAATTATTAACGGCACTTCGTGTTCCAAAGGCATTTTTAGGATTTGAAGAAGTTGTTGGTGATGGTAAAAACTTATCATTACAAGATATCCGTTTTGCTCGTACAATCAACAGAATTCAAAAGAGTATGATTGCCGAGTTAAATAAAATTGCAATCGTTCACTTATTCTTATTAGGGTTTGAGGATGAATTACAAAACTTTACATTAGGTCTTACAAATCCATCAACACAAGCCGATTTATTAAAAATCGACGTATGGAAAGAAAAAGTATTATTGTATAAAGATTTGGTTGCCGACCCAGGAAACGGTATTCAACCTACATCATCAACATGGGCTAAAAAACATATCTTTGGTTGGTCTGATGAAGAAATCAGGTTGGATTTACAACAACAAAGAATTGAAAGAGCTGTTGGTGAAGAACTTAAAGCAACTCCTACAGTTATTACCAAAACAGGTTTATTCGATAATATCGATAAGTTATATGGTAGTTCGACAGGTGGTACGGCGACTGCCGCAGCAACTACAGGGGGTGAAGATACGGGGGCAACACCATCATTTGGTGGGGGAGGTTTTGAAACTGCTGCACCTGATTTAGGAGCAGAGGCTCCACCAGCAGAAGCTCCACCAGCAGGAGGTGAAGCTGAAGTAACACCTGAATCACAAAAAGAAAAAATGAATATTCTTTTGGAAAGTGGATTCGCAGAAAAAAGTAGATTTTTTAATTTAAAACAAGGTCAAGATTCTTTGGGAGAAATTTCAAAAGAATTGGATAAGTTATTAAACTCGTAATATTTATATTAAAAATATACAAAATGACTTTCGGGCAAATCAAATCCATAATTGAAAACAATCTATTAGAGTCCTACAGAAATGAGCAGGAGTTTAAAAAATCGTTAAAAGAATTCAAACACAATGTTTTGAGTAATAAAAACATGTCAAAACTTTATTCTTTATACGACCAATTAACTACACCACAAGGACTAACTGAAAACGACGCCAAAGATTTTCTTGATGAAGGTATTCATTTAATTCAAAAATTAATACCTACTATTAAAACTCCAAAAACTGTAAATGAAAATATTGAAAATAAGTATTCTGACGTAGATGCACTTGTTTACACAAATAAATTGGATTTAATGGAGAGATTAAAATCAAAGAAAACTCTAATCCAAACTTTAACATCAAACAAAAAAGAAACCGTAAAGGAAACAATTAATATTCCTTTAAAATCCATGGTTTCAATTGCGAATCAAACTTTAAACAATTACCTTGAAAATCTTGATGAGGCCGCAAAAAAAGAGTTTATCCAATTAATGTCTGAAGACACTTCATCACTTAAAACTAAATTTGATGACTTACGTGAAAGAGCAATCAACAAACTTACAACACTTTTAGAAAGTGAGCAAGAGTTTGAAATCAAGACAAAATTGTCTGAAACAATTGACCGATTAAAGGTTGAAAAGTTTGACCAATTAAATTTCCTTAAGTTAAAGAATTTAGAAGAATCAATCTAATTTAGATTTCATCTTTTGAATGTAAGAGGCCTTTAATTTTTGTTGCCTCTTTACCACCGACTGTTTTACAAATTCTTTTTTACCAAACAAGATTTGATTTTGTTTGGTTTTAATCACTTTGGACTTTAATGTTTTCAAGGCTTTTTCAATACCTTCTTTTTTTACATCTACTTTTAACATATAATACAAATATCTTAATTTTTCTTAAAGTTTTTGACAATGGACATAAATTTTGTTATTTTTTAACAAACAAATAAACATTGACAATATGAAACTTAATGAAAAAAGGAAAAAGTGTAAAGTTAAATCTCTACAATCCAATTAAATCGGTGTATGGTACAGTAGATTCTAAAAATTTGAAATCACTATACATAAACATACAATCATGGGTAACACCAAAATTTGAACACGACAATTGGAACAGAGTTGTTTGTAATCTAAGTAGAGACATTAAACATTCGGTATACAACTCCATAAACACAGAACTATTTAAAGAACAGAGTATAGTTGATTTAGACCTCAGGACAAGTGGTATTTCACACGGTAAAAAGTCATTCTTAAATTTAGAGGTTAACTTATATACTACTCAAGAAATGGATTTTAAGTCCCCCGAAATAAAAAATTCGGTAAAACAAATTATCAAAAACATATTCAAAGAAAACGTAATACAGAACAAATACTTTGAATTTTCCCCATCAAAAAATGATTAATATCAAAAAGATACTTGTAGCGTATATTTATCTTAAAAAGAATTCATGAAACAATTAAGAATATTAGAGGCGAACGAAGTAGGTCATGGAATATTGATTGAAACAGATGCAGGTTGGGTATCCCCAAAAGATATTCGTAATGCTGAGATGTTAAAAGAAGCAAAAGATTTAGATTATAGAAATCCTTTTGAGTTTTACGCAGTATTACAGAAGTATGATACTCCAAATAGAAATGGAAGATTTTATCCTGAAAGAATATTGAAAAGAGAAGCTGAGAACTATAAAAAGGCAATTGCCAAAGGTCTATCGACTTCAGAACTTAATCACCCTGAATCATCTTTAATTGACTTAGACAGGGTATCACATATTATCACAGATATTTGGTGGGATAAAAATATCTTGATGGGTAAACTTAAATTGTTAACATCACCAGGTTTTCATGAAAGAGGTATTGTATCTACTAAAGGAGACCAAGCGGCTAACTTGATGAGACAAGGTGTTACTATGGGAGTTTCTTCAAGAGGTGTAGGTTCATTGAAAAAGGTTGGTGAAAGAAATGAAGTACAAGATGATTTTGAATTAATCTGTTTTGACTTGGTATCATCTCCATCAACACCAGGGGCTTATTTGTTCAGTAATCCTAATGATAGAGAGAAATACGAGGAAAACTTAGAAGAAGAAAAAAAGTACAAATCACCTGAAAATTCGGATTTTCAAGCTAAAGGAGTTGACTTAATGAGAAAATTAACCGATTATTTGGGAAAATAATAAATTATGGACGAAAAATATTTTGTAGCAAAAATTCAGTATGACTTACCTGATGAGAACACGGGTAAAATCAAAAAAATTAGAGAAGAAAAACTTGTTAAAGGTTTTTCAGTAACAGATGTAGAAGCAAAGGTTACCGAAAAATATCAAGGGTTTTCAAATGATTGGAGAATCACTGCAGTCTCTGAAAGTAAAATTGATGAAGTGATTGAATAAGTCATTTTAAAAGAATTTAAAATAAAAGTGGTCTTTGGACCACTTTTTTTTTGCTCTGAAATATTTATTAACATATTACTTAAATGTAATTAAAAATAATAAAACTACCGAAAGATGATATTTTTTGTCTTTTGGTAATATTTATATTGTAAAAATAATAGATTTTCATGAAAGAAAATAAAACTTTAGTTCAAGAGGCTCTCATTCAAATGAAACAGGTTGAAGATGTCATAGCCGAAAATGCAAAAGGAATACTTGCTTCTACAATGAAGGAGGAAATCAATCAATTAGTAAAAGAATCTCTTTCCGAACAGGATGATGAGGAGATTAATGTAGATGCAGACGTTGATACGGATGCTGATAATGATGAAATGGAAATGGACATGGATATGGACATGGGTTCTGATGAAGACGAAATGGAAATGGACATGGATATGGACATGGATTCAGAAGAAAGTCCAATAGATTTAACTGGAGCTTCTGACGAAGAAATTCTTAAGGTATTTAAAGCAATGGGAGAAGATGACGGAATCATCGTTAAAAAAGACGGTGGTGATGTTCATATTTCTGACGAAGATGCTGATGTAGAATATCTTGTCAAGCTTGGTGAGTCTGAAGAAGACGAATTAATGCAAGATGAAGAAATGACTTACGAA